TGGACGAGATCGTCCCGGTATCCGGAGGTAAGTACGCCTCTGTCCCGAAGACTGCTAAAACGGATCGGTCGATTCTAGTCGAGCCTCTTGTGAACGCCTACCTCCAATCGGGGGTTGGCGCCTACTTGAAGCAGAAGCTATTGGACGCGGGGATAGATCTCCGCGACCAGTCCTTAAACCAGCACTTGGCCCATTTAGGGTCCGTAACTGGTGAATGGGCTACGATCGATCTCGCTGCAGCCTCCGACACCATCTCGCGAGAGGTGGTGAAGGAGCTCTTACCATGTGACTGGTGGCTCTTCCTCGAAGATATACGCTCCCAATTTGCGATACTACCTGACGGTCGAGAAATCTACCTTCAGAAGTTTAGCTCAATGGGTAATGCGTTCACATTCGAATTGGAGTCACTGATTTTCTTCGCGATAGCGTCCACGGTTAGTCGGGAGTTAGTCCAAGTTTACGGTGATGATATTATCACTAAGAGCAAGGACTATGTCGACGTCGTGGCTGCGTTACAGCACTTCGGCTTCACCATTAATACGGAGAAGTCATTTCATGAAGGGCTGTTTCGCGAGTCATGTGGCAGAGATTACTTCGGAGGTGTACATGTAAGGCCATGTTACGTAGGCGGTTTGCTCAGTTACAAGGAGCTTTTCCGCTTATATAACTACTTCGTGCGAGAGCACGATGAAAGCCTTGCCGCGTGCGTACTCAGGCACATCCCCACAAGCGTCCAGATCTTTGGTCCGGATGGGTACGGCGATGGTCACCTGCTAGGTGATCATCCTCGTCCCCGCTCTTCCGTCCACAGAAAAAGAGGCTATGCAGGATATGTCTTCCGCACGTACCAGACGCAACCCAGACGACTCTTAGAGCCGTTACGGGGAGACCTTGCCGCGTTCTATTACTTAGCCTCTCAGCAAGAGACGAAGTACTGGGACCCGGGTAGCAGTGTTCCCTCTCTCTCGATGTATCAGGAGAGGGGTAGCTCACGCTATGTCATACGTCGGGTGTACACGTTAGGTGAAGGTTAACTTTACCTAATGGGGGCCGAAAGGCCCCCGGGTTGAACCATTTGGTTCTA